GCACCAAGCGAGAAATTTCAGGTCTAGACGGTGCGCCATTGCTTACAAGCATTCAGGTGACATTTGTGAAGCCCAATGAGTGATGTTGCCAGTGCCATTGCCAAAGCTGAGTTTCCAATCAAGCTGCAAGGCTTGTTCAAGCCATCCCGCTACAAGGTAGCCTATGGGGGCAGGGGTGGGGCAAAGTCATGGGGCATTGCTAGGGCGCTACTGATCAAGGGCGCTAGAGACCCGCTACGCATACTGTGTGCGCGAGAGTTCCAGACCAGCATCAAGGATTCAGTCCACAAGCTATTGTGTGACCAGATTGAAGCTCTTGGCCTGCTGGGTTTCTATGAAATCACCCAGAACAGCATCAGGGGTAGGAATGGCACAGAGTTCGCCTTTGCTGGCTTGAAGAACAACATTGCCAACATCAAATCCTTTGAAGGCGTTGACATTTGCTGGGTAGAGGAAGCGCAGACCACCAGCCGACTAAGCTGGAACATCCTGATCCCAACCATCCGTAAGCAAGGCAGCGAGATATGGATTTCGTTCAACCCTGAGTTGGAAACAGACGAAACCTATCAACGGTTTGTGCTCAACCCTCCTGACAGCTGCATATTGATCAAGATCAACTGGTCGGACAACCCTTGGTTTCCTGAAACGCTGAAGCTGGAAAAGGACGCGCTAAAGAACCGCGACTTTGAATCCTACAACCAAGTTTGGGAAGGTTTGTGCCGCCAATCGGTGGATGGGGCTATCTTTGCCAAGGAACTGCAACAGGCAGAAGTTGAGGGCAGGCTTACCCGTGTGGCCTATGACGCTACAAAGCCCGTACACGCCATCTTTGACCTTGGTTGGTCTGACAGCACATCAATCTGGTTTTTGCAGTTTGTGGGCATGGAAACCCGCCTGATCCGCTACATTGAGGACAGCCAAAAGACCATGACCCATTACTTGGCAACCATGCAGACCTTTGGTTATGTGTACGAAACAGTCTGGTTGCCCCATGACGCTGAGAATCAGACGCTGGCGGCAGCTGGTCGGTCAATTGATGACATTGTTAGGGCGGCAGGCTACAAGACCCGCATTCTGCCTAGAGTGCCAATCATTGACTCAATCAACGCCGCAAGGACAATATTCCCTAGCTGCTGGTTTGACAGGGAACACGCCGCAGACGGGATCAATTGCCTGCGCCACTACCGATATGAGGTTGACCCAGCCACAGGGCAGTTCAGCCGTAACCCGCTACACGACCATTATTCGCACGGGGCTGACGCATTTCGCTACATTGCCCTGATGATTCAAGACACACCCAAGCGCAAAGCAAAAGCACAAGTTGCAATGGCTGGCGGTTGGATGGGATAATCCCACAAAGGGGCAAATATGGCTTACCAAGACACATCAGGCAAAGACACAAGAATCAACAAAGCCATAGAGTTTTGGAGGTTGGTCAATGACGCGGACTCAAGCAATCGTGCAGAGGCGTTGCAAGACATTAAATTTGCCGCTGGCGATCAATGGCCTGTTGAGATACAGAACAGCAGGAATTTGGAAGCTAGACCCTGCTTGACCATTAACAAGATTGACTCTTACATCCGTCAGGTAACCAACCAGCAGCGGATGCAGCGCCCACGCATCAAAGTGCATCCTGTAAACAACTTGGCTGATTACAAAATTGCCCAAGTGATTGAGGGCATGACCCGTCACATTGAGGTGAATTCCAACGCTGACACCGCCTACGACACTGCCTTTGACTACGCCGTGCGGATGGGCTGGGGCTATTGGAGGATAAACACCCGTTACACAAGCGAGGATTCGTTTGATCAGGAAATCTACATTGACACGATTGACAACCCGTTCACCGTGTATTTTGACCCAAATTCCATATTGCCTGATGGATCAGACGCTGAACGCTGCTTGATCACTACGGTGTTGGATAAGAAACTTTTCCGCGAGTACTACCCAAATGCTGATGATGGCGCTAACTTCACCCAGCGATCAACTGGCGATGACACCGCAAGCTGGATCACCAAAGAGGATATAAGGGTTGCTGAATTCTTTCACATTGAACGTGAACGCGCTAAGCTGTATTTGCTGAGTGATGGCACACGCCAATTTGCTGATTCCGAAAGGTTCTTTGAGCGTGTTGAAGCCGCTGGCTTGACCGTGGTAGATGAGCGCGATAGCTTCCGCAAGGCGGTGAAGTGGTGCAAGATGACCGCCCTAGAAATCTTAGAAGAAAAGACATGGGCGGGTAAATACATCCCTGTTGTGCCTTGCTATGGCGCACAGGTTATCGTGGATGACAGGCGCAAGAAATATGGCTTGGTGCGGTTTGCCAAAGACCCACAGCGGATGTATAACTTTTGGCGCACCAGCATGACCGAATCGGTTGCGCTTGCTCCAAAGGCTAAATGGCTGCTGGCAGAGGGCCAAGATGAGGGCCACGAAAACGAATGGGCATTGGCTAACATCAAGTCCAGCCCCGTGTTGCGTTACAAGCAAAAAGACATCGAGGGTATGCCAGCCCCCGTGCCAAGCCGATTGCAGCCTGAGCCGCCCCCTGCTGGCATCATGGAGGCCGCAGCTGCTATTTCAGCAGACTTGCAGATGGTGTTGGGCATTCTTGACCCCAACCAGCTGCCAAGCGGCAACATTTCGGGCAAAGCCTTGGCGGGTCAACAGAATCAGGTGGATTTAAGCAACTTCCACTTCTATGACAATATGACTCGATCCATTCGGCATACAGGCAAAATTCTGTTGGACTTGATACCGCACATCTACGACACAGCACGAGTAATGCGGATCATTGGTTCAGACGGGCAGCCTGACATGACCGAAATCAATCAGAAGAATGAGGTCGGCGAGGTGCTGAATGATGTGACTGTTGGCGAATATGATGTGGTGATGGACACAGGGCCGGGCTTCCAAAGCAAGCGCCAGCAGGCAGTCGAAGCCATGATGCCCCTGCTAACAGGCAATGAGCAATTGTTTAATGTTGCTGGTGATTTGGTGTTTAGGAACATGGACTTCCCCGGTGCGGACGTTATCGCTGACCGCCTTGCTGCCATGAACCCAATGGCTAATATTGATGAGAAATCAGACATACCGCCTGAAATTCAAATGAAGTTGGCGCAAGCACAGAAGCAAGTGCAGGATATGCAACAGCAATTGCAAGCCGCCATGCTGGAGATCAATAACCGTGGTCAGGTTGCCCAGATCCGCGAGGAGGGAGCAACTAAGCGCAAACTTATGGACGTTACTGCAAGGGCGCATAACACCGAAACAAATGCAGAAGTTAAGGTCAATGACCAGAACACCCGTTCAATTACTAGCCAAAACAAGACTGAAATTGATGCGTTGGTCAAAATGCTTATCGCAAGAATGCCCGTTGACAAATTGCTTATGGAAATTGATAGGTTGAATGCTGAGCAACAACAATACGCAAAAGCTGCCGCAGAGGATATTTCCCAAGGTGCAAACCCTTTAGTACAGCCGCCGCAACAAATGGCGCAGCCAATGCAGCAACCCATGCAGCCGCCAATGCAGCAGTCATTTGAACAACCAATGCAATAATTGACATTAAAATAATTTCGTGGTAAAAACCGCAAAACCTTACCAGTTGGGTCAACTGGGTGAATTCTTTGAGGAAACTCAATGTCAGAAGTAGCAGAACGACTTGCCGCCAATGTGGTGACAAGTGAAAATTTAGCTGAATTTAATGCCAAACGAATGGGTTTAGCTGATCCATCCCCAAGCGAGGCTGTCGCACCGACAGAGCCGCAAGAGGTTGAGCAAGGACAGAGTGAACCAGCTGAGGTAGAGAACGAAGCGACAGCAACAGAGGATCGGAAACAAAATCCCAAGCTGGAAAGACGGTTTTCGGAAATAACCAAGCAACGCGAATCAGCACGGGAAGAAGCCCGTAGGGAACGCCAAGCTAGGGAAGATTTGGAAACAAAGGTAAGGGACTTGGAGGCCAAAATTCAGCCCAAAGCTGAACCAGTAGCTGAAACAGAACCATTGCCAGAGCAGTTCAGCGATATGTACGAATACGCCAAGGCGTTGACAGACTATCGTGTTGAGCAGCGATTGACGGAAGAAAAGCAAAAGGAAGTGCAGGCTAAAGTTGCCGCCGAACACGCCAAGTTAATTGATACTTGGGGTCAACGGGTAAAGGAAGCTAAAGCCGAAATGCCAGACTTTGATGACATGATCAATTCCACAGACGTTACGGTAAGTAACGAAGTGCGGGACGCGATCTTTGAATCTGAGGTTGGCCCACGCATCCTGTATCACCTTGCTGAAAATCCTGATTTTGCTGTAAAGCTGCAAGGCATGACCTTGACCGCCGCCTTGAAAGCAATAGGGAAATTGGAAGGGCAGTATGAAAAGACTGAGCCAACATCTAAGACTGTCGTTGGGAAAAGTAAAGCGCCAGCGCCG